CATCTGGTGACTTAACAACTATACCTTGACCAGCTACACAAGCTTCGAAGCCACAACTAGTAACATAGTCTGCTCTAGTTGCAGTAACGCCTCGACCTAAAGCAACAGCGCCATTACCAGATGCTGAAGCTGCACAGCCTATAGCTACAGTAGCTAAACCTGAACTATTTTGTGCGCCCCAACCTAAAGAAACTTGAGCCACACCTACTGCATCTGTACTAGCACCAATAGCTATAGAACATTGAGCTATTCTAGCATCTTTACCTATCGCTATACCTTGTACTCTAAGGCCATCAAAAACCTGAGTATTAAAACCTATTGCTATTGAACAACTGGCTCTAGCACACGAACAGTTGCCTAACGAAATAGAGTCTGCACCTGCTGCGTCAGCTGGATTAGCTACCAAACTGTCTGCGTTTTGCAAAGAGTTTGTGCCAGTTCCATTAACTAATCCAGGTTCACCACCTGATGCGTCTATAGTAATGTTATTAGAACCATCATCAGTCAAAGTTACGTTAGTACCTGCAACTAACTTAATAGTATCTGTAGTTGCGTCTGAACCAGTTAGATTAACATTAACATCTGATCCTGATTGAGCTGAAGCTAAATCGTAAGTTGTATCTGTGTCTGCAGCTACAGCAATAGTTACATTATTAGAACCATCATCAGTTAAGGTTACATTAGAACCTGCTACAAGAGTTATGGTGTCTGTGGTTGCGTCTGAACCAGTTAAGTTAATGTTTACATTGCTGGCACTTTGAGCTGAACCTAGATCATAGGTTGTGTCTGTAGTAGTTATACCAGTTACTGTAGCACCTGAAAAGTCAGCTGTGCCTGTAAAGATTAAAGACGATGAGCTAGCAGACACTGTCAATGCATTACCTGCACCATCGCTAAGTTGTTTAGGACTAGCTGTTATCGCTGTGTTGTCCAAAGTTTTGATGATGCCTAGATAAGAGGCACCGACTTGATTTCCTGTTAAACTAGCCATATCACTTGGTTTTTTTAGTTGGTTGAACCTTTACTTGAATTTTCTTTTGTAGAAATAGTCTAAGTAGGTTAATATTTTTATCTGTTTTCTTAGTTGATTTCATCTGAGCAGTATTCACATTCACCACAGTCACAAGCTCTAGACTTTTTATATTTGCCAGGTATAACTAAACCAGTAAAGTACGCAGTTGACCTGTTAGGTGCCATACCATCTTTAGAAGTGTAGCTAGTATACTCTGTGTATAACTCTGAGTGATTAACTAAGTAGTCTCTTAATCTCTCGTCATAGAACTGAGCTGTTTGTTTGATATTGTTTCTCAAGTACTGAAGTTCGTCTAAACTTATGGTGTCAGCCACTTCTGAATTACCTGAAACAATTCCTTTATTCTTCGTTCTGTACTTAAGATGAGGTAATGCGCTCCAATAAGCGTAGTGAACAACAACTGGAGTGATATAATCATCCAATAGTGTCTTATAATCTGGATCAATCGGCGTACCTGATGTAATATTGTCGACAACATCATCTTTGATTCTTTTGTATAGTTTAGAACCCAATGACTGAGCTATGTAGATGTCTTGAACTTGCAAAACATATGGGTAAAGGTCGCTTGGATCAACATTCTCATCAATACCAGTGTATCCTTTAAGTCTCTCTTCTGTTACAAATAATGCTGTAGCCATAATTATTCTTGGTTTGTTTCTATTGTATCTTCGATGTTGTCTTCAACTACCTCTTCAACATCTATAGTATACATGATCGAAGCTTGTTCAATCTCTAAGTTTACATTCATACCAAACCTTCTCAAAATCTTTTTTAAGCTCTTGAGCAGCTTCTTTTGATCTGGGATTATTACTGTACCTAAGAAGTGATTGAATGCAGTCTGAATCTCGTCAGCATTACTAGAGAAGCCTGATGCATCAACAATGCCCAACAATTTTGGAGAAGTTATGCGATGCGACGTGAGTATGCGACTTACAATACGTTGCTCAAGTGTAATATAGTAGTCATCATTTGCATTTTCAATAGGTGTCAGAGTAGGTTCTCTACCTGGCTCTGAGAAGTTAATAAATGCTCTACCTGCATTATCCTCACCTGCAAATGTATCGTTGATGTCTCTCCAAATTTGATCTTGTTCGTCTTCAGAAGGAATACCATTTCTAAAGGTCAATAGCATCGAAGGCGCCAGGCCATTTGACAGATTGCTCGAGTGAAAGCGACTGACTCTTGCGTCAATGTCTATGTCATTGATGGCACCTACGTATGCTGGTAGGGGATAAAAGCTTTGACCTAATGTGTAGTCAAAACAGTAGTAGATCTGTGATGCGTTATCACCTCTATTATCAGTTGCAGAATAAGCTGGATATGAAATTGGCTTTTGCTGTCTAAATCTAGCCCAATCACTTGAGTACCAATACTGATCTACTACATCATCCTCGTTCATCTTACCAGATCTGACGTGATTAAAAGGTATATGATAAATCTCAGCTATCTTACTACCATCACGTGACCAAATGATATTAAGAGCATAGCCACCAAAGACTACGTAGTCCTTAACTATCTTTTCAAATAAGTCATTCAGAGTCTCATCTTCTTGGTTCATTATAGTATCACCATAGTACTTGATGCCTTCACCGAAGATGGCATCTTGCTTACTCTCTACACAAGTGTGATGAATAGCTGATGTGTTAAGTAGATCTATAAGTAAATCAGGGTACAAGTTCTTTTCACCAAAGTCAACCCAATCTTTAGTCTTTTTCTCGACTATAATAGGTAGCTTGATAGCGTCGAACTGGTGTGCTTGGAATACGTATCTTTGCATGTTATATTAGTATATTATATAGCTTTCAGCATTAGGGTTAGGTCCAACATATTTAGGCTTCTCATCTAGCTTCTTTAAAGATGCGTTAACAATTTTAGTCATGCCTTGTGCTAAGTTTAATAGATTGTCAGTGTCTGGTCCTCCTAATACTTGATATTGCCAAAAGCCTTGCATATCTAGCTGAGCCTCCTGATCTGCATTAGATGTAATAGACCACTCACTGTATCTATCGTTATTAATTAGGAGCGTCATATCCCACTCGAGCTGAGTACCTGCGACCTCAATCTGCTTATTACCAAAGTTAGAGGTAAGTCTTAGTTTCCAAACTGGATAATCAGCTATCGATTGATTTAAGTAAAATCTATAGGCTGTTTCTGCTGAGACCAACTCTTCCCAATTAGGAAGTACTGCTTCCCATATTGTGGTTATATCTTCCCATATAAATTCGCTATCTTGAGGTAAAAAGTAGATCGTCATTAGCTAAATAATGTGTTTTCTACTATAAGATATACTTAAAAGTCTAATTGAAAAAAAGAGGGACACTTGGTCCCTCTTTCTTTTATGTATATAATGGTCACTCTTATTCGTCGACTAAAGTTGCGTCTACGATATAAGGTGGATTGGGTTCTAGACCAGTGATGGTTAGTTCACCTCCGTTTCTATCACCATATGCAATACCTGTTTGCATAGTACCAGCTGAAATTTCAGCGCCTCTAGTTGCACCAACTCCGTGGAATAAACCATTGCCGTCTTTTACAACTACAAAGAGTCTTGGGTTTTGTGCGATTAGAAGGATCTGGTTTCTGATGTCTGCAGTTATCTTGTTGAAAACAAAAGTAACAGCTTGATCGTAGAATACAGTTCCTGCTGCGTTATCAGCATTAATTGTTGTGGTTAAACCACTTGTTTGTTTAGGGACTTCAAACTTATAAAATGTAAGAGTCACAGGGTTTGCTTCAGCGTCTTCGAATCCAGTGATGATGTCATCAGCATCGACTGTTGGAAGAGCACCTGATGGCAAGTCTGCCATGTATAGGTATTCTATACCTCCCTGGGAATCTTTACATCCAAGTGTTAGGCCCTCTGTGAGATTACACGCCATGAGTATAAAGATTTGTTTTTAATGTACATATGTACGGTTTAGGGGTATAGATTACGCTGCAGGTGCAAACCAGCTCCACTTACAAATGTCAACAAAGTTAACACCTATTCTCCAAGCTGCCATTACCTTAACTACGTCATTTGACTGATCGTAGAAGATACGTAGCTGATCGAAGTCATCTTCGAGCCCGACACCTATTACAAGATCTTTAGAAGGGCCTGCAATCATAGCGTTGTAGTACTCACCAAGTGGATCAGTTAGAGTAACTTTAACAGCCTTCATGTTAGTACCTGGGATGATCAACTCGTCCTCAGTGCCTTCACCTTGGTTGTAGTGGAAGTAGTTTTGTGCAACTAATGCTCTACGTAGAAGTGCAAAGTTTGCAGGGTTCATCAAAACAACTAAGTCATCTCTCATCTTAACTGACTCATCGATAGCGTCGAACAAGTCAAGAACGATACCAACGATATTGTCAACGTCAGGAGTATCAGTAGTAGCGATAGCGTTGTCGCAATCACCACCTGAACCGATAGCTGCTTGTGCAATTTCCATTGCAGTTAATGCCAAGTAGTTTTCGTTCCAGTTCTTGATCTTCTCTACGAATAGGTTAGAAACAACTTCTGGGAAAGGAACTTCCTCAGCGTAAGCAGTAGCGCTTAGTCTTTCTGATAGGTAATAATCGCGAAGGTCGGTAGGGCAAAGTTCTTGCTTTGACTGCTTTTCTGCGATGTCGATTACTACTTGTGAGAATGTCATGGTACCATTATTGTCCCATCCACATGCTCTGTCTTGAACGCTGATATCAGCATCCAATAGGTTAATAGCTACATTACCAGCGCGAAGACCGCTTCTGATGGTAGCATACTGCATAAGGTTTGTCTGCAATACTGCCTTTGAGACAAGCTCAAAGCTCATTTCATCTGTGTAAGTATTGAGATCTACTAAATTATAGCTCATCTTTTATTTGGTTTTTTTAAGGGTTACTAGACGGTCTACGCGTGATGAACGCACGTCTTGAAAGTTTTCGTTTCTTTTAATCTTCTTAGCCGCAGGCTCAGCAGACATTTGCTCGAGCTGAGTCTCAAACTTGGACATCTTGTCCTTCATCTCGTCGATGACTTCAAGGTAAGGTAGTAAGGTATCAACAAGAGCGTCAGCCATTTCGACTTTCTTCTTGTCTTCTTCAGTCATTTCGACCTTAACCTCTTCTTC